ATTTTCAAAAAATGGCCATTGAGTGTTGCCATTATGGATGCGTTATGGGGTGGTATATTGTTTAGTGCGACTACTTATATTACGTATACACTATTGAATTTACAAGATTAGTTTGTACATTAACATGTTTATTCGGATTATATTTATTATAGAAGTCACGTACAGATAATTGAACTGTATTTGGTGATCCAACACAATAATCATATATATATTCTGGTTGATCGTCAGGTTCTATATTCCATTTATCATAAAATTTGTCACAAAGAGTATCACTAGGAAATACAATTCGTTTATTATTATAATCGATTTCTCCATCAAATTCCATTATTTTATCAATCCAAAAAGGAGTATCTCTACAATAATATAACCAATGGTTTTCAAAATCGATTCTAGTAACTTTGACAAAATCAAATATATTATTTAGTTCTTTTCGTATTGGATATTTACAACCAATTTTTAAATATTGGCTGGGTTTCTTGATTTTAATATTTTTATATTTATTAATATCTTTTTCTTTTAGATAAATAATCAAATTATGATTATTTTTGTTTGTTTCATTTTTTACATCAATAAATTCAAAATCAATAAAATCAAAATAAGCTTTCACAAAATTTGTCAAATCGTATTTACGTGACGATAATGTCATAATAATCGTTCCTAAATTACATTCTAACGAATTATCGTTTTTCCATTTATCAACCAATAAACGAAAAGGTTCTCTAAGAGATGGATTATCAAAACTATAAATAAATTCATAAATATTGCTTAGATAGACAAAAACATCGTGTTTAAAACCTGAATAATATAATTCATATCCCCAAAATAATGCTTCATCGTGGTTACGCTCCAACAGCGCCAACAAAAGTGATTGTTTTACATCTATTTTAGTATACAAATACCTAGTCAATATTATATTTTTGAATTCACACTGTGTTGTCATTTTTATTTTATAATATTTATAATATCATAAAATACGTTCAATTTTTTACATCTATTTATAAATCAATATCCATATTTTTGGAAGTATCATGAACAAACCGTTTATAAAAAGTCTTGTATGTGTTTTGTAATTTATCAAACTTCATATTGAATTTACCATCCATGAAACGCTTATCAATATTTTCAACTATACCGCGATCTTGTAACATAGTATTGAACATCCAATTTTCGGTTACTAAATCACCTATATGGTTATGCCAAAAATTACGGTATGTTTTTACAAATAATTTACTTTTATTTTCACTAATCGGTAATGCAAACGTAACAACTGTACTGACATAATCACCAAATAAAACACGTGCGATGGTAGTATGTGGCAAAATGAATTCATTTTCAATACGTAATTCTTTTACGCCAAATAATTTTCTAGCAAATGATTTTTCACCAGCCTCATATAAATAAGATGTTTTATAATGATTCAGGCCGACTAATTTCGGCGGATGCGTTTCAATCGGTGCGGGATTTTTATTATTACCAAAAGTATGAACAAAGCCAATATGCATTACATCAAGAGAATTCTCACTTAAAATGCGGGAATAACAATTAAAATCCATTTCTAAGAAAACCACAGTATCATTACGTTCTACTTCGGGTTCAGTAAAAATATTATCAACATACGCTAACCCAGTTGAATTATCTATTTTTGCAATATCAGAATATGTATTTAAATATACCCAACCATTTTTTTCAATAACATTATATTTGGAAACATCATAAATATGTGATGGTTGAAAAGAAATACCGGGTACTTTATCGAGAACTCCGTTTTCATCGAATTCATAACCATGATATGGACATACAATATGATTATTACATACTTTACCTTTAGACAATGATGCACCTTTATGTGGACAAACATCGTCCAGTCCAATAAAATTATTATCTTTGTTTTTCCATACAACATAGTTTTTATTCCAAATAGTTGCTTTTATTGGTTTATTAAATACAAAGTCTGATTTTTTACCAATAACGTACCATTGTAAATCATACTTGTCTTGTTCTGTTAATTCACGAAAATTTAGTTTAGGGAAGTCAGTAATTTTATTAGCGATTGTCATTTTTGTATTGAATACACGATTGAATAAAACAGCGTATCCATTGACTAGATTAATACATGTAAAAAAATATAAAATGATCGATTTCATTATTATAATATATAATTAATCTTTATATATTATATAATAAATATAAATGTCAAATAAAACAATGTATTTTAAAAAATCTAGCAAAAAAATGCGTACACGATCGAGAACATTAAAAAAATCATTCAAAAAACAGTTATCAAATGAAATAAAATCACGCATTGTTCAAACATTCTTAGAAATGTTGAATACAGTAAAATTATATCATTGGAAAACACATTCTTATGCACAACATAAAGCAACAGATGAGTTGTATTCGAAGCTTAATGAGAACATTGATACATTTGTAGAAATTTTATTAGGAAAAGACGAATCACGAATAAAAATGGTAGAAAAACGATCTAGACTCATAGATTCTGAAAATACAAAAGATTTCAAAAGTCGTATATATGAATATCGTGAATTTTTGATAGATATATCAAAATATTTCAATGAAAAAAGAGATACGGACTTACTGAATGTTCGTGACGAAATATTAGGTCATATTAATCAATTTTTATATCTAATGACATTTAATAAGTAGCATATTGGCTCATCAAACCGATAAGCATAGGCATTTTATTCAATCCATATGGAAACCTACCGTGAATCTCTCTATAATACAAAGAACGTACAAGCATTTGTTTTTTCATAATTTGTTTACGTATTTGCAAAGCTTTTCTCCAATGCCGTTGTATAAGACGTATCCAATGTGTTTTCAAAACGACCGAATATGTTCCGTCATTTAAAATATATAATTTCATTATTTCAACGATTGGTTGATATAATCGAACTAAACTATAATAATAAAGATATTTCAATACATGAATAAAAGAATATTTATAAAATGTTTTTATAGATATAGCGTTTAATAATAATAATATATTATTTTGGTATTTCATATGTTTATATAAGCCAATGTAATAATGGCCATGTTGTTTTTCAGAATCCAAGAAGTATTGTTCATCTCTATATATTTCATCGATTGTATATTCATCTTCTTCATCATCACTATATTGGTCAAATTCGATTATAATCGAATCATTCGATAAACCATCGTCGCTGTTGCTATCACTAGACAATGATAATGTTTGATTATCATTCGATGAGTTTGAATCGTCATCACTTATATAATACATTTTTTGTTTTTTTGTAATATATAATTTATATACTTTTATTCAATTTTTTTATATCAGAAATATATATGTCATCTTTTCTAACAGAAACATCACAAACAAATAATAGTAAAATGATTATTAATAATAGTAATCAAAATACTGATAATATTGAGCCAAAACTGGAAACTAAACCAGTAAACAAACCAGTAAACAAACCAATAAATCAAAATTATCTTGTTAAAGCATCATTTATGATTACATATATTTTGTTGTTAACTACTGGTTTAATAACATTCATCGAAGCTATGCGTACACAAAATCCATTAGTTAGACATATATTTAATTTAGAAACATGTATTTCTTTGGTTGCTGGATATTTTTATTCGATTTTTGTTGGTCAATTAGATCAATATGAAAGAGAACGTGTGCCAATTAATTGGGATATAATAACAAAAAATCGTTATATTGATTGGGCAATCACGACACCAATGATGTTATTAGTTTTATGTGTATTTTTAGCTAGCGAATCGAAATCAGTCGTTCATTTGACTACCATTATATTAATAATGATTTTTAATTATTTAATGTTATATATTGGTTATTTAGGTGAAACAAAGGTGTTAGATCGCTTTACTGCATTTATTGGTGGATTTGTACCATTTTTCATAGTTTTCTATTTAATATTTACTAATTTTGTGGTCATTAGTAAAGGAATAGGTAAATATTGGTTGTTTTTGTTTTATTTGGTTTTCTGGTCGTTGTATGGATTAGTTTATTTATTAGAAGAATCCTATAAAAATATTGCAATGAATATATTAGATTGTATAGCAAAATGCTTAGTCGGAATAGCATTATGGATGTATTATACAAAAATCATACCACAATATTAATAGACCGTTTTATATTTTATAAAAATAAAATACAAAACTATCAACGTCTTTTTTTTGAAAATAACATTGGCATAAAAGTTGTATAAATAAAGTAAACAATAACAAACAAAACTAATCCCATTATTATAAAATTGAAAAACTTTACGAAATTACAATAAAAGCTATTATCTGAATCTTTACAATTTACAGTTGAACCAAACATGCCGAAGATACCAGTTCCTAAAATACCTCCATTGCCAGTAGTATTTGAATTAGTTGATTTATTCGAACTTCGAGATTTGCCCATATGTATATATGTATATGTATATATTTATACGTATAAACTTTGTGAAGTAGTAACATATTTCATAATCATACCTTCTATATTTGTTAGTTTATAAACAATATCAACACTACCTAGTTCTTCGAATACACTTATCCATTCTTTTGAAATAGTAACTATTTTCAACATGGACTTTGTAAAATCACCAATCGAAATGCCTTTTTCAAACACGACGGATTGTATAAAACGTTTACAATCTATCTCGTTATCTAAATGTGCCCAATCCATTGCAAAATCGATCATATCATATTGCAAAGCATCTTCATAACGAATACCTGTACATAATTCCAAATCTTCTTCGCGACCACTGTACTTTTTATATATTTCCATGACGTCCAATATCTTTGATTTCAAAAATTCGTCACCGATAGATGGCCTATGCATACGTAAATCCTCCGGTACTTTCACGTCAGTAAAACATGAAAACAACCCGATCATTTGTTCACTCGTAAAATCATTAAAATTCCAACTATGTATCAATAGTGTCAAGCATAGAGGATGTATTTCTGCGATTCCAGATGCCATTTTACCAAGATCTGTAAGTTGATAACATGAATCGTCACCAGTCAAAAACCCATCATCCATCATAATTTTACAGACTTTACTGGTTTGATCACAAATATATGTTTCAATATATTCTAACGAAGCAACTTCCGATGCGTATTTCGTTTTTAATTCAGTAAGAACCATGTATGATGATAAATCAGTTGCAAAATATTTATATTCGTCTTTGATTTCTTGTATACGATTTTTTATTTCTCTACGTTTTTTATTGACAACATGTTTATGTTTTTCTATTAATTCAATATATTCAGCACATACTGAACTTGGCGTGCGTGCATTTTCAACAAATACTTTTTTTTTCTCTATTTTTTCAGACAAGTCTTCGATTCGTGCTTTGTTCTTAGAAATATCTTCCTGTATTTCTTGATAAACCATACTTTTTTCTGAAAATCCGGATATTTTATTTGGTTCGAGAGGACCACCTTTCAATAGGTTCAAAACGAGCTCATAAGAAATATGATATTTTGATACGAGTTTTTGAGGAACACCACCCAAGATCATTTTGTATTCACTCAATGATGGCACTCGAAACAAATTATTACAATGAACAACATGACCAACAGTATCAATACCGCGGCGGCCAGCACGACCAGCCATTTGTGTATATTCATGTGCCATTAAATAACGCTCAGCATTTCCATCAAATTTAGTGAGACTTGTAAACACCGCGGTTCTAATGGGACAATCTAGACCAATAGCAAAGGATTCTGTAGCAAATAACATTTTGATGTATTTTTTAGAAATCATTAGTTCAACAATCTCCCGCAAAATCGGAATCATACCAGAATGATGAATTCCAATACCCTTTTCTAATAGATCAACTAATTGGTTGTATTCAGGTAATTCCATATATTCTTTGTAATTCGGTAATTTACGAATGATTTGCTCACATTCACGTCGAACCACATATCCAACTTTACTATCGTCCTCCAATAGAGGTACAGTAATTTCTTTAGCACATAATTCGACATTTTTACGTGAAAATACAAATGCAATTGCTGGTAACATATCACGATCCCTTAAAAACAGCGCCAACTGATTCAACACATGTTTACGTTTCAATTCGACTCCATGTTTATGGAACATCTCGGTATAAATAGACAAATCACGGAATCCAGATTCTAGAAACATGCCCTTATCGGTTTGTAATGGTATCAAACAATTGGTTTTATCACGGATTTGTTTTTCAATGTCTTTGTTTTTTATTATTTTGAAAATGGCTTCGGTTGTCGTCAGAAACCCATAATGAGATAATGGAACGACACGGTGATTGGTGGATGCTAGCCATACCTTTTTATCACCCTCGGAATCGAGACCGCGTTCACACCATTTTGCAAACCCCGCAGGATTATCGATGGTTGCTGAAAGCATCACCATTTGGACATGAGGTGGTAACATGAGGATGGTTTTTTCCCATACTTGACCTCTAGATAGATCGTTTATATAATGGACTTCATCAAACACAACACATGCTAATTCGTTCTGGATGTCAATTTGGAAATCAAGACTTGTTTTTTTTTGGTCGGCGTTTTGTATAAATAAATAATTCATGAGAATTTCCGTCGTCATAATGAGGACATCCGCATTAGGATTTGTTTTTATATCACCAGTCATAAGACCGAAAGAAATATGTGGGTATTTATTAGTGAATTCAAAGAATTTTTGATTGGATAAGGCTTTGATAGGTGATGTATAAACCACTTTTTTACCTTGACTGACAAAATATTCAAGAGCGAATTCAGCAGGAAGCGTTTTACCAGATCCGGTATGTGCAGTTACGAGGACATGGTCGCCAGTAACAATTGCTTCGATTGCATATTTTTGAAAATCACTTAGTGAAAAAGGGAACTTATCGAAATGTTCTTGGATGGCATGATTACAATAAGGGGCATTACAGATTTTTACCATTTTATAATATAAAATTCAATCTTTTATATTATATTGATTGATGTATTTATGAATCAATTTTTTATTTATTTGTATTTTGCTAATAATTCGTCTAATTTTATTGCATGTCCATTCGAATTAAATGCGGATGATTTATGAATTCGATGTTTTACTAATACATCATTACAATTATAAAAAGTCTTGTTCTCCGACCTCAAACGAAGCCATAATTCATAATCTTCGATTCCATTTTCTATCCAATGACATAATTCCTTTCTAATAACCGCACTACTATTAATAATAGGATTGACTAAAGTAAAATCAAAATCACTTATATCACCAAGAGGAATATTTGGATTGATATTTTCCAAGTCACCAAAATAAATACATTGGCTTCCAATTACATCGTATTTATTCAAAAAAACACTTTGTTTCTCGAGTTTTTTATCAAGCCAAATATCATCAACATCCAAAATAGCAACATAATCATATTTACAATAGGGTATCATAGAGTTCAATGTTTCTGCCTTACCCCAAACATTATAAAAATCATACACGTGAATTTTATCACTAATCGTTTCATATTCTTTTGCGATTTGAAATTCATTTGAATTCTGTGGATGCCCATTGATAGCAATAATGAGTTCCCAATCTTCAAAAGTTTGATCTAATATAGATGTTACCGATTCATTAATGAATTCTATTCCATTATAAACAGGTAATAAAATGCTAATCATGTATATATATATCGATAGTGTTTTTTATATTTTTTTTGTTTATATAAATTTATAAATACAAAATTATTTTTGTAAATACAATTGTATAATAAGACTGCATGTATAGGTTCATTTAGTAAAAAGTTTTTGTTATATATAATATATAAATATGGACGATTACGATTCATATCATGACAATGACACCGACAATGATATCGATTGGATGTCGATGTGTGAAGAAATGACCAATACGATAGATGCTCTTAACACAAATATAATATTGTTAAATAGATTTATAGAAACAGCAGTTGATATTTATGACTGTAGCATGAATTTCAAAGAAAATATAGAAATCACAGCTTTTGACAGTAGTGGAAATATAATGACTTGTGTCAAAAGTGATGGATCTGGTAATTTTTTACCTTGTGTATTCATGGATTTATCATGTAATATGATACCTATGCCAAATGAAGATTATAGTGCAAACAATTTTAATACAAAACGTGAACGAAGTTTCTCACCCCTTAGTCCTTATTATTTTCCATACTATAGTCCATATTATAGTCCATACTATAGTCCATACTATAGTCCATACTATAATCCATATTATAGCCTTCTAAATAACGCTAGTAGTTATAGAGATATTCCTGTCAAAAATATGATGAAATCAAAGGATACAAATGATGCAAATGATGAACCAATGTATAATATTCCAATGTATAATCAATCAAATAAACGTCTACCATACTATCCACCATATTATCGCCCACCATATTATCGCCCACCATACTATCGCCCACCATACTATCGCCCACCATACTATCCGCCTCATCATCGCCCACCCCACTATCCACCACATAACCGTCCACCATACTATCCAATATATCAACGATCGCAATGTCATGAATCAATGAATGAATAAAATATTATAATAAAAACCTTTGAAACATAAACCAATTATCGTATAGTGACGATTCTTCCTCAATCAATTCAAAATTCTCAAGATCACTAAATACACAGTCCGCTATGATTATTTGGTCATCTTTTATTAAATAATCATTTTTCAAATAAAGTTCTAATCTGTCATAAAACGTCTTTTTCCACCAATCCAATTTAGAACGATGTGAAATAAAAAAACCACCTGCAATAGAAACTTGATATGGTGGTATTTCTATGATCGGTAATCCTTTTTCATTTTTATTATTTATAATGGAGAACAATTGTTGTAAATATTGATTATCATTATTTACACATGCATAGTAAATTTTATCATGATTCAAAGCCAAGATCTTGTTTTTAGAGGGCCATTTTGTCAAAACATCATATCCAAGGTCAGTTGTATTTCCACGAAAATACCCAATATCACACCAACCAAAATAATCAGTTTTGAAAAAATTCTTTTTCATTGTTTCAGAAACAAAATTTATCTTTTCACACCATAGCATATTAAGTTTCCAATCAATTCGCTTATTCAAATAATGATTTTTTTCGTGATTTTTTATCCAATCATCTTTGTATTTATAGGTATAAAATTCTTCATATGCTTTGAATACAACTTTTATTTTAGGATTATTTAAGTAAGGTTTTATATATTGGTATCCATCCTGGTCAGTATAAACCACCAAATAATATTCATGTACATTCGATAACATATTATCCATCCATTTTTTATAAATACACGGATCAAATTTCGACTTAAAAATATACCAAGCAGTAGAAAATGTAATAGACATTAATATTATATAAATATATTTTGTTTTTATACTATATATATTTAAGATAAATAGATGAATATAAATCAAAATGAAAAAATATATGGTGTTCCAGAATATTTGTATTATGGTCAACATGAACGTGTAGATGAATTAAACGACCGTATTAAAACCCGACAATTTCCAGATTCACCTTTAGAACCAATGTTTGCACCTAGGTCTGTTCCTACAAAATATTCTGTTTTTCCAATAATAAACCGGAGAAAACCTATGAATGAACCAGTTATACCATATTTAGAGTATAATATGAAAATAAATTTCAATCCAGGAACACAAAATGGCCCACTAAGTGGTTATATAAACAACATCGATACAGAAACCGTATTAAGAAACCAAACAATTGCATTACAACGTTCTGACCAAGGTGTATATGTGCCTTCTTCAAATAGTGATCTTTATAATGTTACAGTCATATCGAATCCAACTGAGCAAACACATCCTTTGTTATTTGAAAAACCAGCATTTGAAAATAGATTACATCCAAATGTGGCTAATTCAAACATTGGTAGGGATAAATTATTTAACCATACTAGAACACAATTACGTAATATGTAATGTCAAAAAATATATAATAAAAATATATATTTTAGTATATAATGCAATCAATAATCAATATAATAACATCAAAGAATCCGAATTTATTTTTCACAAAAATAGTATTAATATTAGGTTTAATTTTAGCATTGATAATATTGTATAAAATAACGAAACCACCGGTTGATAAAATAGAAGGTTTTACACAAAAAGAGCCATTTGTATTAAAAACCGATCAAAATATGTATGATGAATTTTATGTAGACATATACGATGAATTATATGAAACAAAAAAGAGAATACAAAAAGAATTAGTACAAGTTCTCAAAATGACAGAACCAAGTGCAAAATACAGTTCATTTTTAGATATTGGTAGTGGTACAGGATATACTGTAGACCAATTAACACAGGCTGGTTATAAAGCGTATGGAATAGATAAATCGGATGCAATGGTAAAATATAGTGAAAATAAATATCCAGAATCAGATTATAAATGCGGTGATGTTTTAGATCCAATGGCATTTGAAAATTCTACTTTTACACATATATTATGTACGAATCTTACGTTTTATTTATTAGATAATAAAATGGCTTTTTTCAATAATTGTTATTTTTGGTTGAAACCGAATGGTTATTTAGTATTACATTTAGTGAACCGCCATAAATTCAGTATTTATAAACCAGTTGCAAGAAAACCATTACATAATTTCCCTTCAAAAACACCGCAACCACGTATAACAAATACTAATGTTGATTTTGAAGATTTCAAATACACATCGTCTTATCAATTACCAAAACATAAGTCTGATAAAACGATCACAGAGGAAGTGGTATTCAAAGAAAAATTCTTGGATAAAGAAACAAAGAATATTCGAGAGAATGAACAAACATTATATATGGATAGTATTAATAGTATATTGAAAATGGCAAACAAAGCAGGTTTTACTTTGAAAGGGAAATTAGATATGGCGAATGTAATTAAAAAAGGGCCTCATGCCGACAAATACCAATATATTTATATATTTGAGAGAACTATGTAAAAATGTATTATTATATAATATTTGATTTTTATTATATAATATTTTATTCAATTGGTATCAAACATGATTCATTCATTAGATTTATAGAGGTTGTTTCTACTAATAATCCATTTGCATAGATACCATAATTTATATTTTCGTCTACATTATCTAATGCAAAGTGGAATATTGTTATTTCTGATTCGGTTTCACATGGTATTGCTCTTTCGTCAAAACATGCTGGAAGTCTATATTTATTATCCGTTATAAACAACTCTTTATATACGTCTTTAATACTACTTTGTTGTTGTTCTGTTAAACTATCTACTAATATAGAATGTAACCCAGTTATATGTAAATCTTCAAATATTTCTGGGTAGTTCTCGTTAGTACATTTGTATATTTTATCAAACAATACAGTATTTTTTTCACTAAGAATATTTTTGTATCCAATTTTATTAATAGGAATATAGTCATTATTTATTGTTTTTATTAAATCGCCTTTATGAAGATCTTGTATTGGTCTATATCCATCTATAGTAAGGATTTTTGTATTTATAGCAAAGCACGGTATAGCACTATAAGATACTATTATTGTGCCTGCAGCTGTGGGTGTAGTAACGGCGGTGTAAATATCAGATGAAGCTTGTGTAACTAAAACATTAATTGTACCAAATCCACCAATGGTTACTACACCGTTTACAGGGTTTATTGTTGTACAACCAGTATAACCTGGTGCTAAAGAAAATGTAAAAGCACCAGCACTATTTGAAGTGGGTGTAACAGTAACAGTTGAAGTTTGCCCATATGTTATATTTTGAGTAGTTGCAGGTGTAATTGTTGGTGGTCCTTGTGAAATAATAGTACCAGCAATAACTGGCGTAGTAACTGCGGAATAGTTCGCATCAGTTGCTTGTGTAACCAATACAATAATTGTACCCGTTCCACCTATAGTAACAACGCCAGTAGTAGAATTTATTGTAGTTCCTGCAGGAAATCCACTTTGTAAAGAATAAGTGAATGCACCAGTACTATTTGAAGTGGGCGTTACGGTTACTGTAGGGGTTTGTCCATATGTAATAGTTTGTGTAGCAGCAGCCGTAATGGTTGGAATTCCTTTTACTATTACTGTACCTGCTGCTACAGGAGTAGTAATAGCGCCATAACTAGCAGATGCAACTTGAGTAACTAACGCAACAATAGTACCGAGACCACCTATTGTTACGACACCAGTAGTTGTATTTATAGATGTACCAGCCGGAAAACCTGCTTGTAACGAATAAGTAAATTCACCAGTACTGTTTGATGTAGGAGTTATAGTTACAGAAGTTGTTGTAGGATATGTTACGGTTTGAGTTGCGGCGGGGGTAATAGTTGGTAATGGTTGGATATAAAATACTGCCAATCCAACACCTCCCTTACCTACCGCACCATATGTACTTTGAAAACCACCACCTGAAGATCCTCCACCGCCTCCACCAACACCCCCCCTTCCACCATTTCCTATTCGGCCTCCACTACCAGCTCCACCACCACCACCACCTGCACCACCGTTTCCACCATTACCACCACCACCATAACCTCCACCACCACCATTTCCTGCACCACCACCACCTCCACCAACTCCACCATTTCCACCAATACCACCAACAGCGTAACCACCGCCGCCACCACCACCACCACCACCGCCGCCATTTCCACCATTTCCACCAGCTCCACCATCAGCATAATTACCATTACCACTATTATTAACACCGCCTGCACCGCCAATACCACCTAATATACCACCAGCACCTCCTGCTCCACCTGTTCCATTTCCGGCTAAACCATCATTATTATAACCACCGCCACCACCATAATTACTATTACCTACACTATTTATACCGTTACCACCAGTATTTGTAGTACCGCCACCAGCACCATATAAATATATATTTTTATTTATACTAAATCCATAATCTGTAAATTTATTACCTTTATAAGAACTTTTATTTGAATTATTAACAACTCCTGCAGAACCTGCTGCACCAGTATATGTTGTTGAATTTACAACTAAAGTCGTACTAGCATTACTACACCCAATACTAACATTGAATGTTTGACTTGAAGATAATGAAGCAATTCCACTAGTAAAACCACCACCACTTCCACCATTGCTAAGACTACCACCATTACCACCCCCACCAACTAAATAATAATTCATAACGCAATTGCTTGATGCCGTAACAGTAAAATTTGATGATGCCGTAACAGTAGAATTATCCGGATGAAAAATGTACAATTCACTAGTACCGTAATTTGTTTTATAATAATATAATCCATTGGCACCGGTTGTCAACCCTCTAAAAAAATTATTTCCACCAGCACTTATAAACGGATTAACAGTACTAGAAGTTATTGCATAAGGACTAGCTGCACTGAATGTTAAAAAGTTGGACATTATATATTATATACTTTATATTATTATAAATATATAAATATAACAAATATCGTTCAGTTCTCTATGTCTAAATAACAAAATATATTAGTTCATATGATCCAATATATTTTGATATCAATCATAATAGTATTTTTTTCAATATTTGCATACATAAAGCTACGATATCCATTCTGGAATAACCAACCAGTATATCATTCATACGATTTTTGGCGGTATTATAATGGTTCTCCATATATAATATATCCATACCGTCCTATAAAAACAAAATATTGTGATTTTTCCAACATCAAAACAACAGATTATTTAGAGATCTCACAATACGAGAAAACCAATTTCATCAATCTATTACAATGTTACTATATTCCAACAGAAGAAATCATACATAATATACAAACCACAGACATACACGCATATTTGACAGGACAATCCATGCCATCGTTTGTATCCCTATATATAGACATAGAATACAAAGTCCAATACAATAAAAACGAACCAGAAACGGTCGAACCAACCATAAAACCAACGGGTTGTATAAGTTCTCGATGTATGAATTTTTACTATCATGAAAATACGAATTCGAGAACCTACAAAGACATTCCGATCTATTATATCGATTTTTTATCGATAAATCGCGAAAAAGATGTCAAAACAATTAGCCGTAAATTATTACAAACACATGAATATAATCAGCGAATAAAAAATCAGAAAGTTCTCGTTTCATTCATCAAAAAGGAGATAGAATTATTCGAAGGTGTTGTCCCCCTTGTCCAATATCCAAGCTATTTATTTCATTTACGGAATATACATTTTCCAAATTTACCACCACATCATGAAGTTCTCCAAATAACAACTGAGAACATAGACATAATATTGGATTTCTTTTACATACAAAAAAACACAACCGACCAAAATCCATTCAGTTTTGATATAATGGTATTATCAGAGATCGGCAACATAATAGCCCTAATAAAACAAAAAATACTATATATATATTGTTTAAGAAATGGAGAGAACATTCTGGGAATGTATTTCATCAAAGACGCAAAAATGCAGTATGAAAAATTAAACCAAGAGGATATCGACAACAACACCTTACAATGCATAGCTAGTATTACAAACTGTGAATCGAACCAACTATTTTATTTAGGTTATTTACATGGATTACGGCAAATAATAGAGAAAAACCGTAAGTACCGTATGATAATGATGGAAGAAATCGGGCATAATTGTTATTTGGTCAATATTTGGCGTAAAAATCACACACCCATTTTTATCAATGATACAGCATATTATTTATTTAATATGATATATCCAAGAAGTCCCATGAATCCAGAACGGTGTTTTATTTTAAGCGTCTAGAAGATTTTTTGGTTTTATTATTCATACATCCAGGTCCTTTACAATCTCTAAATAATCCTGGTATAAATTGACCTCTTTGTATAGTTACAATTTCAATAATAGTAAGTGGTTTTTTAACTGTGAAAAGTTTTTTATCTTTTTTGTAATGAGACAAAGATTTATGACCTTTTCCATTTTTGATTGCAACTTTACGAACTGTTTTACGACCACCGTTTTGGTGTACATCTGTATTATCATAATTAAAACCCCCAATTTTGGTTGACATTTTATATAATTAATATAGAAAAAACTATCGATAAAATCAACGGGTATATTTTCCAGTTCTCGAAAAAGAATCTACAATAAAAATGATAAAAACGCCCAAAAATGTATACAAAATAAATTCTTCTGTAACATTATCGGTCTTTTCATTTTGCTGCTGCTCCAATAAATGAATCATATAATTAATTTTTTCCATCAATTTATCGTCTTTGGGTAAATTATTACCCATGCCCATCTTTACATAATATGGTGTTCCTTCGTAACTTTTATTATAACTACTGTATCTATCGTTTGAATTAGCAGTGT